ACCGGACCAGCCCGAGACAGCGAAGGCGGCAGAACCTCAAGCCGAGGCCATCGAGCCGCCTTCCTCTTGGTCCGCCGAGGTGAAAGCCAAATGGGCAACGCTTCCGCCCGATGTTCAGCGCTATGTGCTGGACCGGGAAAGCCAAACCCACAAAGCCATCACGGAAAAAGGGCAGCGCGCTTCGCTCTATGACGCAATCGAGCAAGCCATTGGTGAAAACAAGACTGCGCTTGTGGCCGAGTATGGCGACATTCCGCGAGCCGTTCAAATGCTCGTCAATGTTTCCACGCAGGCCGGGCGCGATCCATTGCGTTTCATTGAATGGTTTGCCGGTCAACGCGGAATTGATCTTCGCGCGCATTTTGCCGGTCAAGCGGGGCAACCTGCCGCGCCGGTTGATCCAATGCAAAATGCCTTGATGAGTGAGGTAACGCAACTAAAGCAGCAGATCGAGCTTCAATCTACCATTTCCCAATTTGAACAGGCAAAGGACGCCAGCGGGAAGCCGCTCCGGCCTCATTTTGCTGATGTTCGATTGGATATGGGCCGATTGATTGCATCCGGCGCAGCGCAAGGGCTGGAAGATGCTTACACCAAAGCCGTCCGCATAAATGATGCGGTATGGGCCAAAGTGCAGGCAGCCGAGGAAGCCGAACGCGCGGCGAAGGCCAAAGCAGACGCCGCCGCAAAGGCAGCCGATGCGAAAAAGGCCGCTTCGATCAACATGCGAAGCCGTGGCGCGGTGTCGGGTTCTCCCGGCAAACCGCAAGACATTCGCAGCAGCTTGGAAGCCGCTTACCGTCAGATTCAAGGCTAATCCTCAACCTTCAGCAAAGGAGTGAACGGCAATGCCGTCCCCGAACGCTACATTTACGGAAATGGTCACGACGACCCTCCGCAACCATCCCTCGGAAATCTCCGATAACGTCAGCAAGCACAACGCGCTCTACAACCGGCTTTCTCGCCGGGGCCGTGTCCGCACCGTGCTTGATGGCGGATATGAAATCGTCCGTCCCCTGGATTATCAGGAGAACGGCACCTATCAGCGCTATTCTGGTTATGATGCGCTGAACATCTCCGCTTCCGATGTTGTGTCGGCTGCGAAGTATGATTGGGTGCAGGCGGCGGTTCACATTACCGCTTCTGGCCGCGAGCTTCGCATGAATGCCGGTTCCAGCAAACTGATTGACTTGGCTGAAGCGCGCATTCAGAACGCCAAGCGCACGGCGGCGAATAACATGGCGGTTGACCTGTATTCGTCTGGCGCCCTGGCAAACCAGCTTGGCGGGCTTGCGCTGATCATCCAGACGAACGGTCAAGGCACCGTCGGCGGGATTGATAGCGCGACCTACACTTTCTGGCGTAACCAGTTCCGCGAAATCAGTGGCACCAACACTTGGACCAAAAGCACGATCAAGGGCGACATGAACGCGCTTTATCTGTCTTGCGTCCGTGGTGGCGACAAGCCTGACCTGATCGTGTCAACTCACGATTTCTTCAGCGCCTACTGGGAAAGCCTGCAAGACTTGCAGCGCTATGCCTCAGCTGATGAAGGCAATGCCGGCTTCCGGTCCCTGAAATATGTGGATTCGGACGTGATCTTTGATGACAACACCAATTTTGGCAAGACGGCGGAGAGGATGTATTTCCTCAATACCAACTATTTGGAATTGATCGCGCATCGTGACGCGAATTGGACGGTTGACGACGAAAAGGTCTCTATTAATCAGGACGCGGTTGTGATCCCGATGTTCTGGCAGGGCCAGCTTGTTTGCTCCAATCGGAGCCTGCAAGGCATCCTCATTGACGCGTCGTAATCGAAAGGAGAACGACACATGACTACTTTGATTGGGGTTGATATTCTCAACTCTTTCACCGCCAACGAATTGTCGCAAGGCAAAGGCTTCGGTCTTGGCGACCGTCACATTGACCAGCTTGGCAACGAATATGTGTTTGTCTTGGCTGGTTCTGGCGGGATCACGGCAAACTTCGTGGCAACCATTGACGAGGCCTATGGCGCCGTCATGGTCAGCACGTCGAACGACGCGCGCGGTGATCTGCTTGGCGTGGCGCCCGTCGCCATTGCCGCCAGCAGCTACGGTTGGGTGCAAGTGAAGGGCGTGTGCAGCGTGCAGGTAGCGGCGTCTTGCGCTGCCAATGTGCGCTTGAACACGACTGCCACGGCAGGGCAGCTTGATGATGATGGCACATCGGGTTCCTTTACCTGTGATGGCATCTTCCTGACGACTGCGCGCGGTGCTAGCGCTGGCACGGCGCCTGCCGTGCTTAACTACGCCATCCAGGGCGTGACGATCTGATAATCAACGGGGCCGGGGAAATCAATCCCCGGCCTTTCTTTTGGAGATGACCTTATGAGTGGAACCGGACAAAGCCGCGAGCCCGTGGCCATAATGCCGATTGAGTTCTGGACCGAATACACTGGCGAAGGCGCAGACCTGAAAGCATCCGATTGGGTGCGATGGGTGAAGAAAGGCGATTCCATGCGGTCAACTGTTGCCGAGAAGGTGTCACGGTTGAAGAAGGGCATGGTTGGTGAAGAAATTTGGGCAGTGATCAAGCCCTATTACGAGCGTTGGAAGGAAGGCCAAGATGCGCCGGTCATCGGAATGCCTTTGGATGCTGCGCCATTCGCTACAAAGGAAATGGTCCGCGTTCTGGCGCAGGTTGAAATCCGCAGCGTCGAAGATTTGGCGAATGCGGAAGAAGCGGCGCTGAATAAGCTGCCGATCCCCGGCATCATCGGAATGCGCGCCAAAGCCAAGGCGTTGCTTGATACGCGGGCCAATCTGGCGCCGGTATCGCAAGAATTGGCGGAGCTGCGCGAGCAAGTGCAAGCCATGCGGAAAGAGCGCGATGATGCGCTGAGATTGTCCGATGAAATGGCTAAGGATGCTGGAAAATTACGCAGCCGTAAGCCTGAAGGCGTAGCGGCGGCGCTTGGGTAAGGGGTGCGGAAATGTCACTACTCACGCTGGTTCAAGCGGCTTGCGATAGGCTTGGCATTCCAATGCCGGGCGCGGTCATGTCGTCTAACGACGAGACGATCCGCGTCATGCGCGCCTTGGCCACGCAAGAAGGGCGCGAATTGGCGCGGCGGGTGGCATGGCAGAACCTGACGCAAGAAAGCAGCTTCACCACGGTTGCAGCCGAAACGCAGCCGGGCGCAATCCCGGCTGACTTCGACCGCTTCATAAATGAAACCGCCTGGAATTACACGCAAAACCGGAGTTTGATCGGGCCGGTTGACCCGCAACAATGGCAGCAGTTGAAGGCTTCGCTTGTCGGTCCGCCGTGGTTGCATTTCCGCCAACGCGGTAACGCCTTCCTGATCATCCCAAACCCGCCGGCGGGCGAGAATATCCGATTTGAGTATGTTTCGCGCTTTTGGGTTGACACGAATGGCGACGGGCTAGGCGAGGCTGATGCTTGGGCGGCGGACGCTAACACGGCGCTTCTAAGCGAAGAATTGATCACGCTCGGCATCATCTGGCGATGGCTGAAGCGCAACCGCCTGCCATACAATGACGAATTGCAGGAATATCAGGCGCAAGTGAACCAGGCCATTGGCCGCGACGGCGGCAAGCGCACGGTCAGCATGGGCGGACAGTATGACACCGCGCCGCGCGTGCCGAGCATTCAAGACGGATCTTGGCCGCTATGATCCGCCCCACCAAGCAGGGCGCTGGCACGGCGCGGGTGGTGTCTATTCCGCCCCCAGTGCAAGGGTTAAATGCGCGCGATGCGCTGGCATCCATGGACGCGGCGGACGCCATCACGCTTGATAACTGGTTCCCGCGTGGGAATGACGTGATGCTACGGCGCGGGCATCAAAGCCATGTCACGGGACTGCCTGGCAATGTCGAAACGCTGATGCAGTATTCCAGCGGAAGCGCGAATAGTCTTTTCGCGGCTTCTGGCAGCGGCATTTATGACGTGACCACGCCGGGCGCGGTTGGCGCGGCGGTGGTTTCAGGATTGAGCAACGCACGCTGGCAGCATGTGGTGAAAACCACATCAGGCGGCACGTTCCTTGTCTGCTGCAATGGCGCAGATGCAATGCGCGCCTATAATGGCACCACTTGGACAACGCCGACCATCAATAGCGTTTCTTCTGCCAGCATCATCGGCCTGACATCAACGCCGACCATCAATAGCGTTTCTTCTGCCAGCATCATCGGCCTGACATCGCATAAAGAGCGGCTTTGGATGATCGAGAAAGACAGCGCGAATGCGTGGTATCTGGCGACTAAAGCGATTGCCGGCAATGCGACTGCATTCCCGCTTGGCGCGGTGTTTCGCATGGGCGGCAGGTTGAAGGCGATTATTCCACTTTCGCAAGATGCTGGCAGCGGGCCGGATGACTTTCTCGCCTTCGTATCTGACAAGGGCGAGGTGGCGATTTACCAAGGCACTGACCCTGGAACGGCTTCCGAATGGGCCTTGATCGGCGTCTTTCGGGTTGGGGCGCCGATTGGCGACCGCGCCTTTCTCAGGGTTGGGGGCGATGCTGCTCTGATCACTGATGATGGCGTCATTTCGCTTTTGCAGGCTATCAATGTGGACCGCGCCGCCGCAAATACCGCGACCATCACTGACCGCATTCGGGAATTATTCTCGACCTATGTGCGGGCATACCGGACTAATTTTGGCTGGCAGGCTATCAGCTATCCGGCTGGTAATTGGGGCCTTTTCAACGTGCCGATCTCGGCCACGCAAAGCGTCCAACTTGTGATGAACACGATTACCGGCGCTTGGTGCCGCTTTACCGGGCAAAACGCCTTTTCATGGTCTATGTTGGGCAATGAAATCTATTTTGGCGGTTCAACGCGGGTTTTTAGGGCCGATGTAGGTGGCACTGACAATGGCGCCGATATTGCGTCAGACATGAAAACCGCGTTTCAGTATTTCAAGGATCGTGGCGGGTTGAAGCGTTTTACAATGCTGCGCCCTGTTTTTCTTTCCAATGGCCTGCCATCGCCACGCATCACGCTTGATGTTGATTTCGGCAATAAGGAACCAACTGGATCAACCAGCTTTACGGCCTTGGGGGCGCTTTGGGATACGGCGGTTTGGGATATTGATGTATGGGGCGCGGACGCCGAGCAAGTAACTCAACAATGGCTTGGCGTTCATGCCTTGGGGCGTTGCGCGGCGGTGCGAATGAAAATGCAGAGTTCCGGCGCGACTTTGGCCGTTAGCGCTTTTGACGTGCTGATGGAACCAGCCCAGGCGACCGCGCTATGACCCTTTTCTGGCCGCGCGATGCGCGCGAAAATGAAGCCTTGGCGCAATGGTGCGGGCGCCGGATTGAGCATGTGGGCGAGGCTGGATTTGGGCCATGCCAAGCGGCGGCGGTGTTGCGGGATGGGCATGTGGCGGCGGTTGTGGTGTTTCACGACTGGCAGGATCAGCCCCGCACGTTGCAGGCTTCTATTGCGGCAGATAGCCCGCGATGGGCAGGGCGCGAAGCCTTGGCTGGCATCTTTGGTTATGCCTTCACTGTGGCTGGCGCAAACAAGCTATGGGCTGCCAGCCCGCACAATGCGGAGCGCGCCTTGCGGTTTAACAAGGGCATTGGATTGAAGCCCGAGGCCACGCTTAGGCATCATTTTGGCCCGAAGGTTCACGCGGTAATCTGCGCGATGCTGCGAAGCGAATGGCAGCGGTCGCGGTGGTATAAGGAGACTGTCAATCATGGGTAAGAGGGCACCAAGCGCGCCGCCCGCGCCTGATCCTGCCGCCACGGCAGCGGCACAGGCGGCGGCTAACCGTGAAACCGCCATTACGCAATTTGGCTTGAACGCGGTCAATCAGGTGACGCCATTCGGCAATCTGACCTATACCCAAACAGGCACTTGGGCGGACGGGACGCCGCGTTTTACCGCGACGCAAACGCTATCGCCTGCCGAGCAGGAGGCGCTTGACCTAAGCAACCGGGCGCAATCGCTTTATGGCACGGCGGCAGTCAATCAGCTTGGTGCGGTGCAAGAGCGGCTTTCGCAGCCTTTCGAGTTTGACCCCGGCGCTTATGGTGACACGGCGATGGGCCGCGATGCTGTAGAGCGGGCTTTGATGGAGCGCTTGCAGCCGCAGCTTGACCGGGACCGGGCCGCGATGGAAACGCGCCTTGCCAATCAGGGCATTATGCTGGGGTCTGAGGCGTATCGCACTTGCGGTGGTTGGCGCGGCTGGTCAGGAAGAAAACCGCATGGCGGCGCTTCGCCAGCAACGCTTACAGGAACAGCTTGCCTTGCGGTCGCAGCCCATCAATGAGGCAACCGGGTTGCTTACCGGGCAGATGGTCGGGATGCCTTCCTTTGTGAACACGCCGCAAACCAATGTTGCGCCGACTGATTACCTGGGCGCGGTGGGGATGCAGCAAGCGGCGCTGCAAAACCAATACAACCAGCGAATGCAGAATTATCAAGCCAACATTTCTGGGTTGTATGGGCTTGGATCGGCGGCGCTTGGCGGCTGGGCAAGCGGCGGGTTTGGTAATCCTTTCACAAGCGCTACAGTTCCAGGGAGACGCTAAACCATGAGCGAAAGTTTTGGTCGCGGCGAAAGCGCGCTCTTCCTGCAAAACCCGGAATTGGCAGCCGCTGCTAGGCGCCAAAGGCTTGCCCAAGGGTTGCTTGAGCAAGCCGTGAAGCCGCGCAATGTCGGGGGCCACATGGGCGGGCTGGCGCAGATGGGGCAGGCCCTTATTGCCGGGTATATGAGCCACCGCGAAGATGAACGCATCCGGGGCATTGCCGATGCGCAGCGCGCGCGCGAAGAAGAAGAGGTGCGGGCGCTGATGGGCGGCGGGATGCCTGCCGCCGCGCCTGGGGGCCAAGCGCCCGCGACAGAGAGCGCCACGCCGCCGGGATCACTGCCGCCGCCGATCCCGCTTGGCGCAGAGGCACCGCCCATGGCGCAAGCGCTGATGAACCCGCCTGGGCAGCCTGGGCAGCCCGCGCAGGGCGGTGCTGCACCTGGAATGCCAATGCCCCCGCCAGTGCCGGCAGGTGGCGCAGCGCAGCCGGGCGGTGGTGTGAATATGCAGGCAATCATCGCTGGCATGTCTTCCAGTAGCCCGCGCGTCCGGGCCACGGCGCAGATGCTATTCCAGCAAGCGCAGCGGCAAGAGGACTTAGCCTTGCGGGCGCAGGAACGTGACGAGGATCGGCGGTTTAGGCTGGCCAATCGCGCGCCGGCTGCGCCGACTGAGCTTGAGCGACTTTTCCAAGAGGCAAATCTACCGCCTGGAACGCCGGAAAGGGTTCAAGCGGCCCGCGATATGATTGCAAGGCGTGGTTTGCCGCCTTCGACAAACATCAATATGCCCGCAAGCGACACGACTTATGACAAGGAACGCGCCAAAACCACAGCGGAAACTGTTGGTGCATGGGAAAGCGCAGACACGCGCGCTGCAACAAC